TGAGGGGGACGGCCTACACCTTCCGCGGCCTCGAGGAGTTCGCGGCGAAGTTCCCCGAGATGGTCGGGCTCTCGCTGCGCGAGCTCACGGCCGAGGTGCACGCGAGCTTGCACGAGCGCCTCCTCGAGCTGGCGCGGGAGTCGTCGCCGGTGGGCTCGCAGCGGGCGAGCGGCCGGCCGAGCTTGCGCGCGAGCTGGCGAAGCTACCCGCCGAATCCGCAAGACGCGATCGCGGCCGGGCGGCCTACGAAGGTAGGCGCCACGGCGCCGCACGCTCTGGTCATCGAAGGCGGCCGGAAGGTGGCGAAGCCCTACAAGCGGCGGCACAAGAGCGGCACCGTTTCGGTGGTGCGCGGGCGGATGGTGGGCTCGGCGCAGGCGCCGACCGGGCTCAAGGTGCCGATTCTGACGCGGCTCGCGGCGGAGGAGGAGCAGATCGTGGCCGGGGCGATCGCGCGCGTCATGGGGGGTGAGGCGTGAGCTACGGGAGCGAGCGAGCGGCAATCGGGGCGCTGCTGGCGACGTTCACGGCGGCGCCGGTTCTCTGGCCCAACGGGCAGCTCGAGCCGCCGGCGCCGACCTCCCCACCGGCCACGCCGGCGGCGTTCGTGAACGTCGAGATCGAGTACGCGGGCGCCGAGCTTTCGGACTTTTCTGGCGGGGTGCGGATCGACGGGGAAGTGGTGTGCGAGGTGTGGAGCGAGCGACGCGCCGGGGATGATCGGGTGCGGGATCTCGTCGACGCGCTGGTGACGCTTTTCAAGAGCGGGGACGGCAGCGGGGTGCAGTTTCTCGCGCCGCGGCCGGGCGCTCCGGCCGTGAGTGACGTGTGGTACGGGCGGGGCTTGCGGGTGCCGTTCGTGCGGTGGGAGGCGTGATGGCCGAAATGCGGCACGTGGTGACGGTGGCGGCGTGGGGGGCCTACCGGCCCGAGACGGTGCTCCGGGTGCTCGAGCCGGGCGAGTCGCCGCCGGAGGGCGCGCGGTTCCCGTTCGGGTTCGTGGACGCCGGGCGCGCCGCGCAGCTCGTGGCGGACGGACTGGCGGAGTGGTACGACGCGGCGGCGCTGGCGCCGGAGGCCGCGCCGGGCAAGGCGAAGGCGACGGCCCGGAAGGGCAGGGGGTAGGCGGTGGCGAAGCAGGTGCTCAAGAATCTGGGGCTCTACTACGGGCCGCTCGCGCTGGCGTCGCAGGTCAACCAGGTGGCGCTCGAGGCGACGGCGCCGGAGGTCGACGTGTCCACGTTCGATACGACCGGCTACGCCGAGACGCTCGCCGGGCTGCTCAAGGCGTCGCTGCGATTCGACGGGTTCTGGGACGCGGCCGAGCCGGACGCGTCGGCGTTCGCGCAGATCAGCAAGGCGGATTGGCCGGCGACGGTGGTCAAGCCGGCGGGCACCGTGCCGGCGGTGGCGGACGTGGCCTACTTCCTGCTCGCGAGCGAGTTCTCCTACACGCTCGGCGGGCAGGTGGGCGCGGCGTCGCGGCTCTCCCTGGCACTGACCGGGGCGGGGGCGCTGCTGCGCGGCGCGGTGGCCGACTACCAGGCGGCGGCGACGGCGACGGGCAACGGCACGGGCAGCAACCTCGGCGCGGTCACGGCGGCGCAGCGGCTCTACTACGCGGTGCACGTGGTCGGGGCGAGCGGCACGCTCCCGACCCTCGACCTCGTGATCGAGAGCGACGACGCCGACACGTTCGCGAGCGCGACCACGCGGGTGACGGTGGCGCAGTTCACGGACGAGGGGACGGCCTACGGCTCCGTGGCCGGGGCGATCACGGACACCTGGTGGCGCGTGCGGCGGACCATCGGCGGCACGAATCCGCAGTTCACTTACCTGGTCGCTCTGGCGATCCGGTGATCTAAGGAGGAGCGAGACGTGGCAAAGAAAGTGGTGAAAGGCGCCTACTTGGCGCTCGGCGCGGGGCCGACGGACTACTCCGCGCAGGTGAAGGGCGCGACCCTGACGATCTCCGGGCCGGAGGTCGACGTGTCCAACTTCGACACGGGCGACTACTCGGAGATTCTCTGCGGGCTGCTCAAGGGCTCGCTGCAGATCGAGTTCGTCAAGGACGCCGACCTCAGCGGCCTCGACGCGGCGGTGTTCGCGGCGCTCGGTTCGACGCTGGCGTTCACCCTCAAGCTCGACGACGGGGCGACCTCGGCGAGCAACCCTGCCTACTCCGGCACCTGTATCATCACGAGCTGGTCGCCGATCGCCGGCAGCGTCGGCCAGGCGTTCTCGGGCTCGGTCACGTGGCCGTGCACGGGCGCGATTCTGCGGGCGACGACGTAAGGAGAGGCCCTGGTGCGGACGAATCTGCAGAGCCGGTTCCTCGCGTTCGATGACGTGCGGCCGATCCCGGACCCGTGGGGGCTCGGGGTCACCTTCCACGTGCGGCGGGAGGGGGCGGCAGCGGTGCAGCGGGTGCTCTCGGAAATCCAACGGCGGAACCCGATCGCGCGGGCGGTGCTCAACGCCACCGCTCGCGCGACGCTCGCCGCCTCGCTCCGTTCCGGTGGCGACCCGGAGGGCGCGGCGAAGGAGGCGCTCGAGCGGGAGGTCGGGCGATTCGAGCTCGCCGATGGCGACCTCGAGGCGCTCGGCGCCGACAGTCTGGCGGGCGTGCTGGCGCGGCTGGCGGGGTGGGAGGGGCTCACCGATCCGGAGGGCCAGCCGATCCCGTACAGCGAGGCCGCGGCGCGGGAGCTCCTCGAGGCGAGCGATTGGGTCGACGACGGCCTTCCTTACGGGGGGCGCGAGCTCGGCAAGGCGCTCTCGGCATGGATCCTCGAGGAGAGCCGGGCGGGTGAGATGTACCGCCGGCAGGTGGTCGAGGACGCGGCGGGAAACTGAGAGGGGTCGTCGAGTGGCAAGCGCGGGTGTGGGCGAAGCTCGACGACCTCGACCGCGAGCAGTTCTCTCGCGCGATGCGGGAGGCGGAGGAGGCGGACGCGACGGCCGGGCGCTTGCGGTCGTGGGCGGAGCGGGCCGCCGAGGTGCTGCATGGGGAGGTTCCTGAGCCGTGGCCGGAGGTGGCCGAGGTGCTCGCCGGGTGGCGGCGCCTCGGCCGCGATGCCAACGGGCAGACGCTCTACGCCGAGCGGCTGGCGCTCCTCGGCGAGCTCGGGCTGACGGAGGCGGGGGAGCGGGAGGCGTGGCAGGCGCTCTTCGACGCGGCAGACGACGAGCTGGCGAAGGCGCGGAAGGCGGAGCTCGAGGCGATGCGGGAGGCGGCGGAGGCCTGAGCCGGTGAAAACGAACGTACAGATCGGCCTCGAGGTGCGCGGGCAGGACGTCGCGCAGGCGGTGGACAGCCTCCGCCGCATCGGCGTTCCGGCCGAGGAGGCCGCGGCGAAGGTCGAGAAGCTCGCCGAGGCGGCCAAGCTCGGCGGCGACAAGATCGCGAAGGCGATGCTCGAGGCCGCGGCGCAGGTGCAGCGGTTCGGGGTGGCGGCCGAGAATGGCTCGACGCGGGCCGCGACCGCGGGCGCCACGGCGGCTTTCAAGATCAACGAGCTCAAGGAGGCGATCAAGGAGGCGCAGGCCGCCGGCTCGCCCGTGGATCCGGACGCGGTCGAGACGCTCCGCCAGCTCGAGGGGGCGAGCGACCAGGCGACCCGGCAGATGGTACGGCTCCGCGAAGCGCAAGACGACGTCAAGAACGCGACGCGCAGCGCGCGGGCCGAGGGCGATCTCCAGCGCGGGCAGATCGGCGACCTCGGCGACCTCCTCGAGACGATCTCGCCGGGCATGGCTAAGGTCGTCGGCTACGGCTCGGCGATGGGCGGGGCGTTCCTCGCCGGGTACGCGGGAACGCGGAAGCTGATCGAAGGGCTCAAGGAGCTGACCGGGATCGACGTCGACGGGTGGGCGCAGCGGTCGCTTTCGGGGATCGCGGATTGGCTTGTGAACCTCGGCCGGAAGCAAGACGAGGCGGCGCTCTCGGCCGAGCGGCTCCGGAACGCGCAGAACATCCTCAAGCATCGCGGCATCGACCCGACCGGGAAGAGCCTCGAGGAGCTCGACCGGCTGCTCGAGGATAACTCGCGGGCGCTGGCCGAGAACAAGGCGAAGGCGCAAGAGGCCGCCGACGCCGCGGCGGAGGCGTGGAAGAAGCGCCTCGAGGCGGTCAAGGCGTGGGCCGCGGCGGAGCTCGACGCGTTCAACCAGGTCACGAAGGGGCACGCGGAGTTCGGGCAGCGGCTCGAGCAGCTCACCCTCGCCGTGCGCGCCGGCTACCTCTCGCAAGCCGAGGCGCTCAAGCTCTTGCTCAAGTACCAGGCGGAGTGGGCGGCGACGACGGCGCCGGGCACGATGGCCGGGCCGGAGGAGGTGCGGCCGGAGCCGTTCCGTGAGGTGAAGAGCCTCGTGCTCGATATCGAGACGGCAACGGAGGGCACGGTCGAGCTCATCGAAGCCGCGATCCTCGCGCAAGCCGAGGGGATCCAAGTTGCGCGGATGACGCGGGAGGAGTGGCTCGACGCCGCCTGGGCCATGTCGGGGAGCATCGCCGCGGTGTTCGGCGAGCTCGAGCGGACGGCGGGCGGGACGTTCGGAAAGATCGCCGGAATGATCGCGGGGCTCGCTCGCTCGGTGCAGGGTTCGATGCAGTTCGGCGACAACCTCTCGGCGATGGGCCAGAGCCTCGGCATGTCGCAGGGCGCCGCGAGCACGATGGGCACGATGGGCATGATGTTCGGGATCTACCGGGCGATCTACGACCTCGGGAAGAGCATTGTCGCCGACCAGGCGGCGCGGCGGTACGCGGACGGCGGGCAGGTGGGGATCGCCGGGGGCAACCTCTCCTGGTATGGCGGCTCGGCCAAGTTTGGCGGGGACTTCGCGCGCGAGATGCGGGAGCTCATCGCGAGCATCGAAAGCTCGCTCGGCGGGGCTTTCGAGGATCTCGCGAAGATTTCGATCAAGGTCCGAAACGACGGGAAGGACGTCCAGGCGTTCGTCGACGGGGTGATGATCGGGAAGTTCCGCTCCGTCGACGAGGCGATCAAGGCGGCGTTCGGGGCGGCGCTGCGTTCCTCCTCGCTCTCGGGCCTCGACGACCTCGTGGCGCAGGGGCTCAAGGAGCTTGACTACTCCGGGCTCGACGAGGCGATGGCGAAGCTCGGGCAGCTTCGCGAGATTGCCGAGCTCGATTTCGGCGACGGTCTCTCTTCGCTGCTCGAGACGGTGCGCGGGTTCGATCGCATGCGGGAGGTGCTCGGCGAGCTCGAGACGTTGACGCCGGCGGTGGTCGCTGGCTTCGCGCGGATCGCGGCCGCCGAGGCGCGGGCGTGGCAGGAGCAGCGGGACGCGATCACGGGCCGCGAGCGGACGGCGGACGAAGAGATGGCGCTGCGGCGCCAGCAGGCCGAGCTTTTCAACGCCGAGCTGGCCCTGCGCCGAGCGGAAATCGAGCTCAAGCGATTCGAGCTCGCGCAGGAAATCGAGCTACTCCGCGGCCGGGTCGACGCGGCGCGGGTGCGCGAGAACCTCGGCGGGATCGACCGCGACCTCGAGCGCCGGAACCTCGAGGCGCAGGCGGCGATCATGAACGCCGAGGTGGGGATGCGCTCGGCCTACCTCAACGGCCTCGTGGCGGCGGTGCAGGGCGAGGCCGAGGTGCGGCAGGCGGGGCTCGAGGTGGCGAAGACGGCGGTCGAGGCGCAGCTCGAGCTTCTCGAGGCGCAGCTCGCGGCGATCGACCAGCTCCTGGCGGCGCTCCCTACGGCGATCGACGTGGGCGAGATTCGGCTTCCCAACCTTGGCGGGGTCGGGGGCGACGTGGGGGCCGTTGGCGGAACGACGGCCGAGCAGTTCGCCGGGGCGCTCCGCTCGCTCGAGCGGGAGCTGATGCCGGCGGCGGCGCGGGCGCTGGCGGACCTCAACGACCGATTCGCCGAGCTGCGGGACCAGGCGGCGGAGCTGGGGCTT